GAACAAATGAGTATAAATGTATTGAAACATAAACATTGGGGGCCGTGGGATTTAAAGCCACCGAGATAAATTATGAAAACATTTCACATAGATGAGCCGAGAGAAATCGGAAAGAAAAAGGTTAGAGTATCACCAAATGAGCTAAATGTGATAAAAAGTGATATTTATGAAAGATTAGTAAAAGAAGAGAAAATCATGAAACTAACAATGTCTGAATTGAAAGATGCGATAGATCAAGGTATAGAATCTGGATTTTTTGATGAAATTACAGAAGATATTATCGCGGATGATAAGGAAATGTACGCTCTTATGGGAGCTTTTTTAACAGAGCTTAGAAAGAAAAGAGTAGTTAGAGGAAGAAAGATTTTTAAAAAAGTTATATGTCCAGGTAATAAAAGATATGTACCAGCTCTCAAAAAATGTGTTATAAAAACTTCAAGAGAAAAGATGAAGAAACGGAGAGCAATGAAACGAGGCGCTATTAAGAAAAAAGGCAGAATGGGTCGTATTCTTAGAAGAAGACTGAAATCATTGAAGAAACGTAAAGCCTTTGGATTGAAGCGTGGAAGATAATGGACAGACTTACTGAATGGTTAGTTAAACCCTATATAGAAAATATAAATGAGGATATAAATATACCTGTCAATGTTGGAGATACCATTTTAGTTGGTAGATTTAAAAATAAAAAAATGAAGGTCAAGAGCATTGGTAAAGATGAACATGGTATGCCTACTATCAATGGTAGAAAAGCAACTACATTCAGAATTCCTAAAAAACAAGAAATAAAAGAAGGTGTAAACGATCCAGGTATACTTAAATGTGTATTTCTTGCAGGTGGCCCTGGAAGTGGTAAAACCTATATGACTAAAGGGTTATTTGGTATTCCAGATAGAATAAATGTATCTAAATCAGGTATGAAAATGGTAAACTCAGATAAAGAGTTAAAATTTTTATTAAAGAAATTTGGGTTCGGTACTGATTTAGATAAAATGCCTGATGAACTATTTAAACAATTAACCGATCCAAAAGATAAAGATTATAGTGGTTTTAGAGATTTTTCAAAAAGTTTAACTAAACAAAGAATGAAACAATATACTGATGGTAGATTAGGTATTATAGTTGATGGTACTGGTCATAATTATGGTAAAATTTCTAAGATGAAAAAGGATGTAGAAAACTTGGGTTATGATACTTATATGATTTTTATTAATACTACATTAGAGGTAGCATTAGAAAGAAATGAAAACAGAGATAGAATATTACCAAGAAATATTGTTGAAAAATCACATAGAGATGTAATGAAAAATCTTGGTGGATTTCAAGGGTTATTTAAACAAAACTTTATGATAGCGGATAATAATGAAGATTTAGATGAGAAAAAAGCTGCTAAGAGATTTAATATGTTGGTTAAACAAGGTATTAATAAGTTTGTTAGAAAACCCATTCAAAATCCAATTGGAAAGGGTTGGGTTGAAAAACAAAAAATATTAGCAAAAAATGAAGGAATAGTTAGTGGTAATGGAACTATTATGGGAGCTCCTGATCCAAAAACAGTTAAAAAAATTAAAAAACAAGTAGATAATCAAAATAAAGATTTAAAATATACAGATACATTTAGTTTACAACATCTTAATGAGTTTATAAATAAACCAAAGATGAAAAAGGCAATACAAAATTTAGTTGATAAAAATTTAATACCAAAAGTTTATGCTAAAAATACCAGAAAGTTACAAACTTTCCTTGTTAATAATCCAATGGTAATGACACAATTATTGAGAATACTTGGAGAAAAAGTTAATGAAGCATTTGCTGTAAGAGGTAGTAAGGTTGAAAAATTTATAACTGGTAAAAATCTTACACATAAGGGTAGAAAATATAAAGAGATAGAATTTGAAACAATAAAAGTAGACAATCCTAAAAAAATGGTTACATTAAGAATCTTAGCACCTAAAAATTTATTTGGTCAAGAAGTACCTGTAAGATTTCAAACACTTCGAAGAGGCCCTTTTCTAAAAACCGATACAGGTAAAAAATTAAAAGAACAAAAAGAAATCAAAAAAGTTGTTGGTATCTATGGTGGTAGATTTCAACCGTTTGGCCCACATCATAAAAAAGTATATGAATGGATGAAGAAACAATTTGATGAAGTTTATATAGTTACATCTGATATTAAATCATTACCAAGACACCCAATGAATTTTAAAGAAAAAGTCCGTCATCTGGTTAAAATGGGTATTCCTAAGAAAAATATTGTTATGGAAAAAACACCATATAGAGCTATAAATACTTTAAAGAAATTTGATGAAGAAACTACAGCTGTTGTGTATGCTTTTGGAGCAAAAGATGCGGGTAGATTAAAAGCTGGTGCGTATTTTGAAGATTATAAAAAGAATAAAAACAACATGGTTGGTTATAGAGAACAAGGATATATTGTAACCACACCACATTTTTCTATACAAGCGGGTGGAATGGAAGTAAGTGGTACGGCAATGAGACAATTACTTGGTTCACCTAAGTATGCAGATGATAGGAAACGAAGATTTAAAAAATTCTTTGGTTATTTTGATCAAGGTGTCTATAATATGATGACTAATAAATTTAGTAAATTGTTTAGTGAAGATATAGTAATGTCTACAGAAGTTATACAAGAGTTTTTAACAGAGGTTGATATATCAAAATTATTAAAAGAATCTACTCTAAATACTAAAGTACAGATAGATGATGGCCCAGTAACTTATTATAAGGGATTTAGTGATTATAAAAAGTATTCAACGGAGTGGATAGATTCAATATTTAAAGAAACTGGTTGGAAAGTTGTAGAATACGCGTTATCAGATAAGGCGATTGACCCAGCTTTTGATTATACTTTGAAGTATAGGTTTTTACCAACACCTTCATATGGTACAACTGGTGTAGAGAAGATTGCATCTGGAAATCCTTCGTATGGTAGGTATAAAGAAAGAATTAATTTTATTTTATCAACTTTAGGATATGAGGTTTATAAATGGATGGGCCTTGATGATAGTGATATGAAAGTTAAAGCACCTATTTTACCTGGTGCAGATAAAGATGTAGGGAATACAGATTTGAGAGAATCAAAGTTATTTTCTAAAGATTGGTGGACAGATCAGTTATTGATAGAGGAAATTTTAGAAATTGACCAAAGAATGACTTTAGAGGAAGGAATAAAGTTTAATAACTTTTTAAAAGACTGGGCTAAAAAAGCAAAACAACCATTAGATAAAGTTAGAAAGTCAATGATGAACAAGAATACTTTTTCTGTTGCTAAATTAAATAATTTTAGTGTTGAAAAAGTATTTGATATGGCTAAGAAAGGGTTTAAAGCATATCAAAAAATTATCAACTATGTTCCTGATAAGATAGCGCAGAAATTAGCAAAGACTAAGTTTGGTGAAAAGAAAGAAAAAGCTTTAACTAAATTAGATGATTATTTAAAAGAACATCCAAAACTAAAAAGAGTAATGGGTTTAGGAGCAGCCGCGGCAGTAACTTATGCTTGGACTAAGATGACTTTTATCGGAGATCCAGAGTATGATTTAGATTTATCAGCAGCCGCCACAGCGGCCGCGACAGGAGATGTTAAGTTTGCAGATTTATTTAGTGGTCAAATGGGAACTAAATTTTTAGTATTAACTGTAGTTGGTGCTACTACAGGTTTGACAGCACCTTATGTAAAAGCGTTAGGTCGTGTTGGAACTATGGCAGCTGGTGTTGGGTTCGGTGCTTATAGAGCATATAAAGCTCGTAAACAAAGGAAAGCAGATGCCGAAAAGAAAACAAAAACATCTGTTCCAGATACCGTAAAGAATCCTAATCCAAAGGGTAGAAAGAAAACAGTTAGTCGTAAAAGTGCAGTTCAATGGGTAGCTAAAAATAAAGGAACAAAAGCTGCTAAGAAATACGCAAGAAGTTTGTCCGAAAGAGTTTCTATAGTTGAAGAATTAGATTTATTGTTGGAAGGTGGAGCATACGGACATATGGCACATCCATTTGATGATAATAATTTAACTTTTGGGGATTTGAGGAACATAATTATATTAGGACTTGGTGGAAAACTAAGTCGTGAAGATAATGTTACAGAGAAACTTGACGGACAAAACCTAATGGTAAGTTGGGTTGATGGAGAATTAAGAGCCGCTCGTAATAAAGGACATTTGAAAAGTTATGGTAAATCATCATTAACTACAAGTGGAGTAAAGAGTTTATTTAGTGGTAGAGGTGATGTGAAAGATGCTTTTGTAGGAGCTATGACAGATTTAGAAAACGCAATAGGTAGATTATCAGATGCACAAAAAGAAAAAATATTCGGTAATGGTAAACGATGGATGAATTTAGAAATTATGTATCCTAAAACTGCAAATGTAGTTGATTATGATGTTGCAGAAATAGTATTTCATGGTACATTAGAGTATGATGAAAGTGGTAAACCAATAGGACAACCAAGAGATTCAGCTCGTATGTTGGCAGGTATGATTAAACAAGTAAATGCAAATGTTCAAAAAACATTTAAAATTGGTAAACCTAATTTTTTAAAAATACCTAAAAATCAAAATTTTGGTAAATTAAAAAGAAAGTTTTTGGGTAGATTGAATAAATTACAAAAACAATATGCATTAACGAGTTCAGATTTATTAGGAGATTATCATAGAGCTTATTGGGAAGAATTTATTTTTAACGCGTCAAAACAATTTGATGTTAAATTAAAAAATAATCAATTAGTAAATCTGGTTAATAGATGGGCATTTTTTGATAAGTCATATAAGATACCAACGATAAAAAAAGATTTTAAAGATAATCCTAAATTTTTAGATTGGGTATTATCAACGGATAAACAAGACCATATGAAAATGTCAAAGAAAAATATTAAACCTTTTGAAGTTTTATTTTTTGAAGTTGGGGCAGAGATACTTAAAAATGTAAGTGGATATATAGCAGTCTCTCCAGATAAAACTGTTCAAAAAATTAGAAAAGAGGTTATAACGGCTATTAAAGATTTAAAACAGAAAAAAAATGTAGAAAAATTAAAAAGTTTAAGAATACAATTAGAAAAATTAAAAGAAATTGGTGGATTGTCCGCAGTTGTTCCAAGTGAAGGAATAGTGTTTAAGTATAAAGGAAATATTTATAAGTTTACAGGTGCATTTGCTCCAATTAATCAGATTCTTGGGTCATTGAAATTTTAATAAGAGGTTATTATGGCAAATTATAGTAAAACAGCAGAACGTCAAAGTAAGGCGTTAAATAATATAATAAACGATCGACCAGTTGAAAAACGAATATTTGTTGGTGGTGTCGATCCAGAGTTTAAAAAAGAATTACAAGAAAAAGAATTACAAGAAAGAAAAGAACGTGAAGAACTTACTAATGTTTTAAAAGAAGCACGGACGCCTTGGTTTTGTCCAAATTGTGATACAATAATGAAAAAACGAATAGATTCAGAATATTATCGTAAATTTGGACATTGTTTGGATTGTCAAGTAGAATTTGAGAATAAATTGGCAATAAAAGGCGAGTTAAATGAACATATAGATAATAAGGTTAAATCAAATAAAAAGGCATTTATAAAAGATTTGAAACAATCAATAGAGGAATGGAAAAATTCTAAAGATTATGTGGAGTTTTTTAATCAAATAAATCCAGATGGATATACGATTGAAAAGGAAAAATGGAACAAAGATCAGCTAAATATGAGTAAATTGATAGCAGAAGCTGAAGAATATCTACAAAAATTAGAAGAATCTATTTAGTTTATATTTATATAAAAACCTACGCATAGTTAATTGGGAGAACTTATAATGACACTATCGGAACTTAAAGAAATGATTCGAGGAGAAATCCAAAGTGTAATGGAAGCAGATAAATCTGATATGGAAAAATTAGATGTTAAACTACCAGCACAAGTCGAAAGACATTTAAAGAAAGCAGTAGCCGCAATAAAGGATTCAGGATTAAATCGTCGCAGACAAATAGCGGCTTTAGCGAGAGTAATTGACGCTCTTGGATTAGATAGAACTGAATTAATGCGGTATATGTCTAAGATCAAGAAGGCAATATAGTATGTGGAAACTCGTATCCCTAATTATGGCTTTATTAGGGTTGAGTGGAAAAGCGAGTGCTAAAAAGAAGAAAAAGTTAAAGTCTGTTAATAAAGAATTAAAAAGCACTGCGAGAAAAACTAAAACCGCAATTAAAAAAACACAATCTTCGGCGAAAAAAACTAAAGCTTTAAAGAAGAAAGCTAAATCCATAGAAGAGGAAATAGATGAAGTTAAAAAAACGAGTAAAACTCGAAAGAAAATTTCAGATTCTAAGGACGCAGAAGATTTTTTAAGAAAATTTGCAAAAAAATAGGAGCAAATAATGGCAATAAATGACCATCCATCTGATTATGATCAATTCGCAAAACATGGACATACAGGTAAATGGCATTCTGTAACAACTGTTCAGAATGCTACTGGTAGTTTTACTGGTTCCGATTACGGAGCTGGTGGTATAATTGTAGCTGAAGCTTCTACAACGGGCCACGTAACATTAAGTCAAGGTGGTACAATTGATTTATCAAAACTTACAGTAGGTACTGTATATGAGTTTAGTATAAGAGAAGTAGCTAACAATAATAAAGTAACATATGTCCTTAAAAGAAATCCGAAATTATAATGAAATGGTTGATAGGACTTTTTCTATTGACGGGTTTATTAGGGCAGGTAACTTTAAGTGAAGAAGATGCGATAAACCTAACAAAGAATATACAAGATTTACAAGCTAAAACAGATAGCTTAAATAAAATTGTAATTCTACAAAATGACCTTATATTTACATATAAGGCTACGATTAGTCAAGACGATACTACTAAAAAATATTTAAATGAGACTATTGAAAGTTTAAAGAAAGAAAATAATTTATTGGAAAAAAAAACTAAGTTGGTTAAACCATCTTGGTATGAAAATAAATGGTTATATTTTACCTATGGGGCAATTTTATCTTACGCGATAACATCTACAATTAATTCTATAACTAATATTTTATAATGACATCAGGTAAAAAACAATTAAAACAAGCAATTCGTACCGAATTTTTAAAATGCGCACAGGATCCTGTATATTTTTTGAGAAAGTATTGTGTGATACAACATCCTCAAAAGGGTAAAATTAAATTTAATTTATATGACTATCAAGAAGATACCATTAGAGAATTTGTAGAAAATGAATATAATATTATTCTGAAGGCACGTCAGTTAGGCATATCTACATTAACTGCAGGATATGCACTTTGGTTGATGACTTTTTATAATGATAAAAATATTTTGGTTATTGCTACAAAACAAGAAGTTGCGAAAAATTTGGTTACAAAAGTTCGTGTGATGCATGCTAATTTACCAACTTGGTTGACTCAAAATTGTGTAGAAGATAATAAATTAAGTTTACGATATAGTAATGGGTCACAGGTAAAGGCAGTTGCTAGTTCTGATGAAGCAGGTAGGTCAGAAGCCTTATCTTTATTAATACTTGATGAGGCAGCATTTATTGATAAAATTGATAGTATATGGACAGCGGCATCCCAGACATTAGCATTAGGTGGAAGGTGTATAGCACTTTCTACACCAAATGGTGTTGGTAATTGGTTTCATCAAACTTGGGTTGGTGCGGAAGATAAATTAAATAGTTGGAATACTACAAAATTACATTGGACTGTACATCCAGAAAGAGATATGGAATGGAGAACCAGTCAAGATAAATTATTAGGGCCTTCAAATGCCGCTCAAGAATGTGATTGTGACTTTATCACTTCTGGTCAAAGTGTAGTTGATGGTGTTATATTAGAAGAATATAGAACTAATGTTTGTAAAGACCCAATTGAAAAACGAGGTGTTGATAGTAATTTATGGGTTTGGGAGCCACCTAATTATACTAAAAATTATGTAGTGAGTGCTGACGTTAGTAGAGGAGATGGAACAGACTATTCTGCGTTTCATGTAATGGAAGTAGAAGAATGTAAACAAGTAGCAGAGTATAAAGGTAGAATGTCTACAAGAGATTTTGGAAACTTGGTTGTTAATATCGCAAAAGAGTATAATGACGCGTTATTAGTTATTGAGAATAACAATATTGGTTGGGCGGCTATTCAACAAGCGATAGATAGGGATTATGATAATTTATTTTATATGAGTAAAGATTTACAATATGTAGATACACAAAAACAGATGACAAATAAATTATATAGAGAATCTAAGCAAATGGTACCTGGATTTACAATGTCTATGAAGACAAGACCATTAGTGGTATCAAAATTAGAAGAATTTTTTAGAGAAAAGGCTGTAACAGTACATTCAACGAGGTTAATTGATGAGTTGTTTGTATTTATATATAACGGACAAAGAGCAGAAGCAATGACTGGATACAATGATGATCTTGTTATATCCTTTGGTATAGCTCTTTGGATAAGAGAAACAGCTTTAAGGTTAAGGTCTGAGGGAATAGAGTTGTCTAAAAAGGCAATTAATTCCATAGATATGAATCCTGGTGTATATTCAAGTAAACCTGAAAATGATAGTTGGACTTGGGACATTGGGAAAGGTAATAGAGAGGATTTAAGTTGGTTAGTAGAAAAACAATAAGAGGTAAAAATGGCTGATAAATCATTATTTGCAAGACTTGGTAGACTTTTTTCATCTAACGTTATTGTTAGAAACGTTGGTGGTAGAAAGCTAAAGATTGTAGATACAAGTAATAGTCAATATCTGCCAAGACAAGCGTTAGTAGATAGATTTACAAGACTTCATAGTGGTCTGGGATATGCAGGTTATGGAGATATAGACTTAGTAAGGTCTACACGTTTAGGGTTATTTAAAGATTATGAACAAATGGATTCAGATTCAATTATAGCATCGGCACTTGATGTCTATGCAGATGAATCCACAATGAAATCTGAATATGGTGATGTCTTAACCATATCTACAGAGAATAATAATATAAAAGAGATATTAAATAATTTATACTATGATGTATTGAACATAGAATTTAATCTATGGCCATGGGTACGTAATATGTGTAAGTATGGAGACTTTTTCTTGAATTTAAAAATTGACGAAAAGTATGGGATAACTAATGTAGTTCCATTACCAGTCTATGATGTATCAAGATTAGAAGGTTTAAACCCAGAGAATCCAGAGTATGTTAAATTTATGTTAGAATCATCTGGAAAAGATGGACAATCTGCACGTCATAGTCAGAGTGTAGTTAAAAAAGAATTTGAAAATTTTGAAATAGCACATTTTAGGTTATTGAGTGATTCCAATTTCTTACCTTATGGTAAAGGTATGATTGAAGGAGCTCGTAAAACATGGAAACAACTTTCATTAATGGAAGATGCTATGTTGATTCATAGAATTATGAGGGCTCCTGAAAAGAGAATCTTTAAAATTGATATTGGTAATATTCCTCCAGGTGAGGTTGATAATTATATGAACCAAATCATTAATAAGATGAGAAAAGCACCAATTGTTGATGAAGCTACTGGTGATTATAATCTTAAATACAATATGCAAAATATTTCAGAAGATTTCTTCTTACCAGTTCGTGGTGGAGATAGTGGAACACAAATAGATACTGCTCCAGGATTAACTTACGAAGCAATTGAAGATATAGAATATTTAAAAAATAGAATGTTAGCGGCGTTGAGAGTTCCAAAAGCATTTTTAGGATTTGATGAAAATGTTGGTGAAAGAGCTACATTGGCCGCACAAGATGTAAGATTTGCAAGAACTATTGAAAGAATACAAAGAATCGTAGTTAGTGAGTTAACAAAGATTGGTATTGTTCATTTATATGCACAAGGATATACAGACCAAGAACTTGTTAATTTTGAATTGAATCTTACAAATCCATCTACAATTTATGAACAAGAAAAAGTTGCGTTGTGGAGTGAAAAAACACAATTAGCATCTTCAATGTTACAAGATGGTATTGTTTCTACTGCATGGATTTATGAAAATATTTTTAATTTTACGGATGATGAAATAAAAGAACTTGATAATGAGATAGTTTTTGATTTTAAACAGAAGTTCAGACGTTCACAAATAGAAGCTGAGGGTAATGATCCTGCAAAAAGTGGTGAAGCGGCAGGAACACCATCAGATATGGCAATGGGAAGAACTGGTCATGAATTAAATAATGAAGTTGGGCCTGAAGGCGGTTCACCTGAAGGTGGTTGGAATGGTGCTGGTAGACCAGTAGAACCTGCACATTATGCGAAAGATAAACACGTAAGAGGTCGTGACCCATTGGGAAGTCATAAAATGAAACGAGATACATCATCTGATCCTAAATTGGGAAGAAATTTAGCCCTCGCGCATGTTGAAAAGTTGAAAGGAACACTAATAAAAGAAAAAGATTATAAATTATTAAACGAATCTGAAAAAATACAGGAAGAATATGATGAAGAAGTTAAACCTAAAGTTTAATGAATTTTTTCATAGTTTTATATTTATTAGTGATAGAATACATATACATTGGAGTGATTTATGTCTAAAAAAATAAAACACACTAAAATTAAAAATACAGGTGTGCTATTTGAAGTGCTGACTCGTCAAGTCACCGCCGATATAATAGAAAATAGAGATTCAAAATCTATTAATTTAATAAAAAAATATTTTAATAAAACAACTAATTTGGGACAAGAATTAGATTTATATAATATATTGGTAAATGAAAGTTATAAAAGTTCACATAATGCAAATAGACTTGTTGAAGCGGTAGTTAAATCTCGACAAAAATTGTCAACTGTGAGTTTAAGACGAGAAAAATATAATCTTATTAAAGAATTAAAGGATAAGTATGACGTAAATAAACTATTTGCTACTCGTATCCCAAATTATAAAAAATTAGCATCAATCTATAAAATTTTTGAACATGAAAGTACAGAAAAATCACTTAGACCAGATGAATATGTTAATGTTCGTTCTTATTTAACAGAAAGTATATGTGCTGAAAAAGTAGGTAGGACGGAACAACAATCTAATGTTGTAGCAGAAGATAAAGAAATTAGATTATTGGCTTATTCACTTATGGTGGAAAAATTTAATAAGAAATATTCTAATTTGACTGAAAAACAGAAGATGATACTAAAGAAATATATTAATAATATTTCTAATACGAGTAATTTACACGAATATGTTTCTGAAGAGGTTATGGGAATTAAAACAGAATTGACTAAACTTTTACCAGAAGTAACTGATAAAATAACTAAAATAAAACTATCAGAAGTAATAAAACAGTTAGATGCAATGACTGTAGGTAAGAAAAGAATAAGTGAAAAGGCACTTATTGCTTTAATGAGATACTATGAGCTAATTGAGGAATTAAAAGATGTCAGTAAACGACAATCTAAGACAATTAATTCGTAAATATATTAAGGAAGTTCTCAAAGAACTGGAAGAAACATCTTTTAGTAGTGGAGCGGGAGCCTATAATACACCTTTTGCTTTTAGTGGGGGTAGAGACAAGGATAAAAAGAAAAAGAAGAACGTATCAACTAATTCTACAGGATATAAAATAGTAGAAGCGGCGAAGGTAAGAAAAGTAGTACTTGAAGTACCAAAAAATATTTATGGAATGAAACTAACTAAATCAAAATTAAGAGAAATCATTAGAGAAGAAATTCAGTCTATTAAAGAAGGCGGAATGGGTATATTAGATTCAGACCAAGCAGATATATTACAAGCAATAGTAATGAGAAATAAAAGTAAACCCACGAGAGCTATTCTAAATCTTGCACTAAAGAGTGGACATTTTAAAGGTGTTGATAAAAAAGAATTATTAGGATATATTGACGGAGCAAGACAATTTGTTAAATATATGAAAAGTCATCCAATAAATGCTATAAAAGAAATTAGTGGTATAGATTTAGCAAAAAAAGTTGTTAAAAATAAACAATACGAAAAGGGTATGGATTTATTTACAGCTCAATATATTGTTCAAACATATGATGCATACAAAAATCATCCTGAGTTGAGAAAGAAAATCGAAAAGCTATCAGTTCCTAAAGCAGTCAAGTTGGCAAACTTGGTAATGAAAGGTAGATAATGATTAAGTTAAAAGAAATTATCAAAGAAGAAGATTATAATAAACAATACGTAAAAGAAGCTTATCGTACTCCTGATGAATTAGGTGCAGCTATGCGTCGTAGTATAGATGAATTATCCGTTGTTTTAAAGAAAGCACAAAAAGGAAGATTAGGTCCAGAAGGATGGGCAAAAAAATATTTTAGGAGTGCTCCAAAAGCAATTGAGATGATTGAACATCTAATTGGTATACTGAAAAAAATGAAATGATTAAGTTAAAACATATATTAACAGAGAAAAGAGAATTAGGTGGTGCAATAATAGATAAGATTCACGACTTAACTGATAAAAATGCTCATAATATGGCTAGACTTACACTTGCTAAAGCAATGAGAAATAAAATTCTTATGAAAAATTACGAAGCATTAATGACATTACATACAAAACTTCGTGATATGAATGATTTAACCTCAGCTCGTAATAGGTTAGATAAAGAATTATTTGCTCAAGCAAAAAAAATGTATAGTGATTATGATATAATATATGGAGCATTTTAGTGAGTAAAAAATCAATATATAAACAGTTAATGACTGAATTAGATGAAGCACCTTTAAGTTCTACATCACAATTACCATTCAGTTCAACAGAGGCTAGACAATTAGTTGAAAAAGATGTAGTTGTAATGTCAAAGATTTTAGGAAAAGCATCACAACAATCCATTAAAACAATGATGAATGGTGTAAAAAGTGGTAAGTACGATGCTTTTGATTTACAAAGAGCAATAATGACAGGTCCTGTTAAAGATACTGGTACAGGACAAAGAGATATGATGAGAGCTTTGTGGAACCGAGTAAGAGATGGTTTCAGACGATATTCTAAAAGAGGAAAACTCAGAAAATAAATATTTATATAATATTGGAGATATAAAATGGCTAAAAAAATCAAAATGAAAGATTTAATGAACGAAAACTTTTCAACAATATCTACTGTTGGTGGTATTGTTACAGCTAAACCATTTCATACAGATATGAGTTTATCAGCTCTTGTAAAAGAAAAATATGGTGAAGTTGAAGAACAAGAAATTGATATTGAAGGTTTAAAAAATGAATTAGCTGAGTTTAATAAAATTGGTGAAGCTCTTTTTGGTAAATCCAATATTATAGATATTGCAGAGAAATTAAGTTGGATTGCAAGTCAAGCTAAGAATCATACTTTAAGTGAAACAGAAGATTGGTTTGATAAAATTACAATCAATCGTAATATGAAAGAACTTACATCACTTTCTAAAAACTTTTCAAAGATAGCTGGTGAAGCTAAATCAGTTCAAGAAAGAATGTCAGCACTATATGAAGATATGGGTCATATACTTTCTCGTTATTATGAAGTAAATGAAAAGACAGAAAATACTATTGATGAAGGTGATTATGAAGCATTCTTTCAATCTACTATGAAAAAGTTTGGCATCTCATCACCAGATGAATTAGATGATGATAAGAAAAAAGAATTTTTTAATTATGTAGATGCTAATTACAAGGCAGAAAAAGAAACAGACTGAGGTTAATTTGATAGAAGTAAAGGTTCGTAAAGGTAACATAGAAAAAGCTTTAAGACAATTAAAAAAACAAGTAAAAGAAACAAAGTTATTTTTAGAATTGAAAGATAGAGAGTTTTACACTAAACCCTCTGCAATTAAAAGAGAAAAAAGAGCTAAATCCCTGTTAAGAAGAAGAAAATTATCAGAAAACTAACTCTTTTTTATATTTCTGTATATTTATATATACAAAAATAAATACACTACGAACATTCCGTTCATCTTGTAGTGTAATCAAGAAGTAATTCTATTATAGTTCCAAATAACTATATTAATATCCAATTATGGAGATAAGTAATGGATAATTTATTAAAAGACGCCATTGCTGATGCAAAAGCAGTTCGTGAAACAGCTCTTGAAAATGCTAAAATCGCTTTAGAAGAAGCTTTCACTCCACGTTTACAGTCTATGCTTTCTAAGAAGATTCAATCTGAAATGGAAAACGAAGAAGCTGTAACAGAAGAAGAAGCTGAAGAAGCTGAAGAAGCTGAAGAAGGCTATATGAACGATGAAGACGAAGACCCAACTGATGACCACTCTGAAGAACCTGAAATAGATATGGAAGAAGACGAAGAAGAAGCAGGTGAAGAAGAAATGGAAGAAGAAGGCGTAATCGAAATCGATGGTGTAAAATATGCACCTGTAGTTTCTGAAGAAGAAGACGAAGAAGCAGAAGAAGAAGCTGAAGAAGTTTCTGAAGAAGAAGAAGCTGAGGAAGGTGAAGATGATGAGATGGATGAAGACCTAGACCTTGACGAAATATTAAAAGAGCTAGAAGAAGAAGCAGAAGAAGACGAAGAAGCTGAAGAAGTCGAAGAAGCTGAAGAAGTTTCTGAAGCAGAAGAAGCAGAAGAAGACGAAGAAGCTGAAGAAGTTGAAGAAACTGTCGAAGAAGAAGCTGTTGTTGAAGGTGAAGAAGAAGAAGTAGAAGAAGATATCGACCTTGAAGAAGTTCTTAAAGCTTTATCTGAAGAAGATGAAGAAGAAGTTTCTGAAAATACTGATGATCTCACTACTCTTAAAGCTGACCTTGAAGAGCATCGCAATGTAGTAAAGTACTTACGTTCTAAGTTAAACGAAGTTAATTTGTTAAACGCTAAGTTGTTGTTCACCAATAAACTTTTCCGTGCATTTGGTTTATCAAATGACCAGAAGATGAAAGTTGTTGAAACATTCGACAGAGCAGCAAATCTTCGTGAAGTTAAATTGGTTTACTCCACTTTAGCAGAATCTTTCGGAACGAAAGTAGAGAAAAAAGAAATCAAAGAATCCAAGGGCTCAGCCTCTAAAGCTGTTGCTTCAACTAAATCAGAAAAACAAGAAGAAATTATTTCTGAAGGTGAAGTAATTAAAAATCGCTTTAAGAAGTTAGCCGGGATTATTTAGGAGATATAATAATGTCTAAAATGAAAAATCTTGGAACAATCGAAAAGTTGATGGATGGATATAATCCTTACCGTCAGCGTCAAGAAGAGACCCGCGGTTTAGTCAAGAAGTGGGAATCAACCGGTTTGTTAGAAGGTTTGAACGAAGAACAAAAAGTTCAGGGAATGGCAGTACTTCTTGAGAACCAAGCACGTCAGTTAATTGACGAAGCTAGTTCTACAGGTACATCAGCTAACTCAGAAGAGTGGAGCGGTGTTGCACTTCCTTTAGTTCGTAAAATCTTTGGTGAATTAGCAGCACAGGAATTCGTTTCTGTTCAGCCAATGAACCTACCTTCCGGTCTTATATTTTATCTTGACTTTAAATACGGCACAGCACAACCTGGATTTGGTGATGGTGAGCAAGTATTTGGTGTAACATCAGGTAGTGGCGACCCAACAGCTGGACTTTATGGTGCAGGTAGATTCGGATATTCAATTAACGAAGCTACTAGTACAAGTCAAGCTACAGCAGCAATTACAGGTTCTGCAACTTGGGTAATGGTTGATTTTGAACCAGACTTGTCAAGTTCTTTAAGTAACTTAAAGTACTGCGATGTACCGTTGTCAACAATGTCAAACCCAGATAAAGAAGGTGTAAGAGCTTTCAAACCTACAGGTTCAGCAGCTCTTACAGCATATTACCCAGCATACACTAAAATCTTAAATGGTGTAGCAGGTAGTGAAGTTGCTCCTTCAGATACGACGGCATCACACGTTCGCTTTATTATTGATGAAGGTTCAACAGCAGCTAACGTTTCTGTTCAATATCATAAAGCACCAACTGACACAACACGTGGTGACTTTGAAGATACACCAACTGAACCAGCAACTGATTCTGGTATCCCAGAAATCGATATCGCAATGCGTTCGATTCCTATCGTTGCTAAAACACGTAAGTTGAAAGCAGTTTGGACTCCTGAGTTAGCACAAGACTTAAATGCATACCATTCAGTTGATGCAGAAGCAGAACTTACTTCACTACTTAGTGAGTATGTATCAATGGAAATCGATCTTGAAATCCTTGATATGCTTCGTCTTAATGCTATTGCTAAGACAGAAAAATGGTCAGCAAAAGTTGGCTATGAGTTAAACGCCGCAGGAACAGCATTTGAAGAAACATCTGCTAATTCAAACGCTTACACAAAAGGTGAGTGGTTCCAGACTCTTGGTAACAAGATACAGTCTGTTTCCAACGCAATTCATCAGAAAACACTCAGAGGTGGAGCTAACTTTATTGTAGTTTCTCCTGAGATTGCTACAGTCCTTGAATCTATTCCTGGATACGCAACTGATTCTGATGGTGCTTCAACAAACAATTCTTACGCAATGGGCGTACAGAAAGCTGGAATGTTGAACAACAGATTCACAGTATATAAGAACCCATACCAGTTCGAGAATGTAATTCTTGTTGGTTTCCGTGGAAGTAACTTCCTAGAAACAGGTGCTGTGTATGCTCCTTATGTACCGATGATTATGACACCTCTTGTATACGACCCAACTAACTTTACTCCAAGAAAAGGTGTAATGACAAGATACGCTAAGGAAGTTGTCAGACCCGAATTCTACGGTAAAGTTGTCGTAGCAGACGTAGACAAAGTTTAATTGATTTAAACTTAGTTGTCATAGAGGTGTATTTCACCTCAAATTTAAAAAGGGGAGATTTCGGTCTCCCCTTTTTTTTATTTATTTACGGTTGTTATATTTATTAGTGAATAAAAATATTTTTTAGGAGAAGTTAAATGAGTCAACAATCGATATGGCCGGGTTCGGGTTCAGCAGCAAGTGGTTCTACACCATTTGGTCTATATGATGCAGATAGTGAGTTTCAAACAGAAGCACCACAATTTGCTAAGTGGTGTGCTCAAAGACTAGGTTATCCTATTATGGCTGTTGAACTACAAGATGTACAATTCTATGCATGTTTTGAAGAAAGCATTAGTGAATATTCAGCACAAATAAATCAATTTAACATAAAAGACAATCTTTTAAGTCTACAAGGCCAATCAACAGGTTCTAATTTTACTCATAAAAGAATATCAAGAACTATGGGTGAAACAATCAAATTATCTAAACAATATGGTACTGAAGCTGGAGTAGGTGGTGATGTTGACTGGAAAAAGGGTTCAATATCAGTAACAAGTGGTTCACAAGAATATGATTTAAATGCGTTATATGCTGATGTATCTGAAAGTGGAGCTATAGAAATCAAAAGAATATATTATGAAGCTACACCAGCAATGCAGAGATTCTTTGACCCATATGCTACAACTGGTTATGGTACAATAAATATGGTTGAAAGTTTTGGTTTTGGTGATTATTCACCGGCAGTATCTTTCACATTGATGCCTTTATTTGAAGATTTACTAAGAGTCCAAGCTATTGAATTAAATGACTCAATTAGAAAAGCAAATCATTCATTTACACTTGTTAATAACAAACTTAGAGTATTTCCAGACCCAGAAGAAGATAAAACACTTTATTTTGATTATATAGTAACAAGTGATAGAGATAATCCTTTACAGACAGAATATAGTGGTTCTGCTGATGTTGTATCAGACTTTTCTAATGCACAATATAATAATATGCAATATCAACATATCAATGATGTTGGAAAACAATGGATACGAAAATATGGTTTAGCATTATCTAAAGAACTTTTAGGTATTATTCGTTCTAAATATGGTACTATTCCAATACCGAATGCAGATACTACATTAGATGGTGATGCATTACGTTCAGAGGCAGCTACTGAAAAAGAAGTTCTTGTAACACAACTCAGAGAAATGTTAGAACAAACAAGTCGGAAAGCTTTATTAGAAGCTGATAAAGACGAAGCAGAATTCTTACAAGAAAAATTACAGAAAATTCCATATCCAATTTATATAGGATAATATTATGGCAGGTCGTTATTATCCACAACTCGATATTAATACTTTTGATAAGCTTAATAAAGAGTTAGTTGGTGACTTATATACAAGTAAAGATGGTATCATAAATCAAGAAGTTGTTATTTATAAAATTTCAGCTCAAGATACAGAAGTGAATATGTATGGTGAAACTTCACAAGGTAAAGTTTATAAACCAGGTGTTCAAGTAGTATGTATAATTGAAGCTGAAGATCAAACAACAACTACAGATGAATTTGGACCAGACTTACAACAAAATATCATTTTCTCTTTTTTGAGACAATCTTTAGTTGACATAAGTTATGTTGTTGAGATAGGTGATATTGTAGATTGGAATAGTGGTTATTGGGAAATATCTTCAGTAAACGAAAATCAATTAGTTGGTGGTCAAACCGACCATAATCATTCAGTTGTATGTAATGCATTTTTAGTAAGAACATCACACCTAAATATTGAAAGAGTGAGAAGTATATAATGTCAACAAAACCATTACCAAGAAAACAAAGGGTCTTAAACAGAGGTTATCTATATTCAAGGACGAATGATAATATAAAAACACCATCTGTGTCTTTGGTAGATATGGATAGTGCAATTATGTTTTATTTTGAAAATGTAATTAAACCATCTGTAAAAGATAACGGTGAAAATGTAAAAGTTCCAATTATGTATGCATCACCTGAACGTTGGAAATCAATCTTACGTGATGGTTTTATGAAAGACAAAAAACGACAAATCATTACACCAGTTATAGCATATCGTAGAACTTCAATAGAACGAGATGAAACAATTCCACAAGATAAGTTAGATGCTAATAATCCAAATATGTTTTATACATTTGAGAAAAAATTCTCTAACACAAATCGTTATGATAATTTTGCAATACAACAAGGTACATTACCACAAAGAGAATATTACAATGTAACATTACCAGATTATGTAACATTAACTTATGATTTTATTATTTGGACAAGTTATATTGAACAAATGAATAAAATAGTTGAAAAAGTTATTTATTCTGATGGTGCATATTGGGGTGACCCTGAGAAATTAAGATTTAGAAGTCATATTGAAAGTGTAACAGATGCTACTGAAATTTCAGATGTAGAAAGATTAGTTAGAACAAACTTTTCAGTTACATTGAGAGGTTATTTATTACCAGAAGGAAATTTTGACCATCGTTCAACTACACAAAAATTTATTACACCTAAAAAAGTAATAATCGGTACTGAAACCGATGCCGTTGTTGATAAAAAAGTTGGTAGAGCAGGTCAATTTACAGAAGGTCTTGTTGACAAAACTTCATTACCAGGTTCACCCGCAGTATCAGGTATAGCAATAGAATTAACTAATCCAATAACTTTTAATCAAGGTACTGGTGTAACTTTAAGTAATGATGGTATTTCTTTTGATGGTAGTTCAGCTGTTGATTTAACACTTTCTATTGGTCAAGATGTTGCAACAACAGCAGATGTAGTATTTAATTCAGTTTCAGCTAGTTCAGTAATATTAGGTAGTACTACAATAGATGGTAGTAATATAACAGGTGATTTAGGTGTAACGGGTTCAGTAACTCTTACTGGTGATTTTTCAGTTAGTGGTGATGCTACGATAGGTGGTATTGTAACAGCTCAAGAGTTTCACACAGAATTTGTATCTTCATCTATAATTTATGCAAGTGGTTCATCTCAAATTGGTGATACTCTGGATGATACTCATAACTTTACTGGTAGCTTATCTATTACTGGTTCATATGAATTAAATGGATATGAGGTTACAGAGATTTCGAATGACACGACTTTAGCTGACGCAAGTGCAACGGCTCTTGTTACAGAGAATGCAGCAAAAACTTATATAGATACAACTACAATAACAAATCAATTATATTTAAGAAAAAGTTTCTTTAAGAAAAACATTTCAATAACTGGTGTATCTACTGCTAGTTTCAATGCAGTAACAGCATCAGCTCCGTCTGGTTTAACAGCAACAAATGAGGATGATTTTGTGTTCTTTATTAACGGACAATATATGGAACACGATGCCTTAACAATACAACAATCAAGTACAACATTTTTACTAAAAGTTGATAATAGTTCAATAGGTTATGATTTAGAAAGTGATGATGAAATAATCGCAATAGGTAAGTTTGATTCGTAATGGCAATTAAATACACATTAAAGCAACCATTAGAATTCATCAATGGTACTAGTTTTAGTACTACACCACTTGATGATATCTACGCCATAGACACAGTTACAGTTACTTTTAATATAGATCAAGTAGTTGGTTCAGGTTCTAATGTTGTTTTTAATCAAGTTTCTTCATCAACATTACCAATCCTAATAGATAACGGTATTTTCAAGTTAGATGATGGTTCTATAACGGGTTCTTATACACATACTGGTAATTTTTCAATATTAAATAATTTTACATTTGCAGATGATTTATCCATAGGCGGTAAACTCACTGCTGAACGAATAGAGGCAGAACTAACACAATCAACCGTTATATTTAAAAGCGGTTCATCTCAGTTTGGTGATACTTTAGACGATACACATATTTTTACAGGTAGTTTATCTATATCTGGTTCACATATATTGGGTTTTAGTGTAAGTGGTATATCTAACGATACTACATTAGCAGATAGTAATGCAACAGATTTACTTACAGAAAATGCGTTGAATAATTTTTCTTTAGGTGTAAGCACTGAAGCTAGTTATTTAAGAAAGTCATTTACTAAAGTAGGTACATATGTTAGTGAGGCGACAGCTAGTTTTTTAGCAGTAACTGCCTCAGCACCAAGTGGGTACACTACAACAAGTGAACAAGATTTTATGTTTTTTAATAATGGTATGTTAATAGAATATGATGCGTTAGATATACAACAAAATGGTAGTACTATGTTATTAAAAGTTAATAATGATAGTTTGGGATATGATTTACGATCAACTGATGAAATTATTGGGTTTGGTAAATTTAATTCATAATCCCACTTTTCTTTTACCATATTTTGATATTTATAAGTATGAGGAAACGAAACTGGCCCAACCGTAAAAACAGACCATGTCCCGATTGTGGGAGAATGTTGACATACACGCGAAAAGATAGTTTCGATAGGGCGATGGGAAACAATAGTGTTTGTAAGTCGTGTGCACAAGTAGATAGAAAACTTACAGTAGAAACAATAGAAAAAATGAAACAACCAAAAACTACTCAACACAAAAAGAAGATTTCAAAATCAATAACTTCGTGGTGGGAAGAAAGAAAACAGGAAGATTTAAGAGATGGCATTAATCCACAGTAAACAGTTAAATCCAAAATTAACTGGTTCGTTTATATTATCTGGTTCGTCTCAAACTTTTAGAGGTAAAGCAGCTTTTAAAAACATATCGGCATTCTCTGGTTCGGTTAGTGTTTCAGGCTCTACTTTATCCGTGAATACATTAGTTACTTCATCTACCGCAATTTATACTAACAATATACAAAATGGATATCCAACTTCAAATGATTGGGGTTCAAGTCTTGATGGAAGTTATTTTAATAATTTTGATAACACTACACACGTAAGTGAAATATTAAGATTTATGTCAGGTGTTATGAGTCATAGTTTAGATGTGGCTGATGCAGCACCGAATACAAAGACATTTGCAAGTGTAGATACAAATGAAAATAGTTTAGGTAGTACAGATTCAATTAGTGGATATATACCAACAAATTATACTGGTTTAAGTAACGCTACTTTAAATTATTTAGTAACAAAGGGTTTTGGTAGTGTAGGGTCAACATTGTTTAGTGGTATTTCTGTATATCACGATAATGGTCGTACATATTCGGTTGATTTTGATTCAAACTCCGGTGGTTCTACAATCGTAAGTTCATCTGCAGATAGTGAATTATTTGGTATAGGTGGATTGACAAGTGGTGGAGCTACACAATTTGATGTTAAGACTATAGCTACACAATCATTTAGTGACAATGCAAGTAATTCATCACCAAATCAAAGTTCAAATACTTTTACTACCCAATCATTTTTTCAATTAAGTAATTCATCTTTTGGAACAAGTGATGGTTTAACATTAAATAAAATAAATACATCTCAACCAGCAGTTATACCTGCAGCTTATCAAGATGGAAAATTTGCAAATATTGGTGGTACTTCATTAAGTGGTTCTTTGACAAGAAAGTATCACGCTACAAAAGGTAGTTTTACGAGCGTTTCGTCAAGTGGATATTATAGATTCCATGATTTAAAAGTTGGTATAGCAACTGGTTCAGGTGCCTTCACATTCGTAAATGGTTCTACTAAAAATAGATTTTGGGCTCCAATAGACCAAATAGAATCTGATATTGGTACTAATTCACTTTCAGATACGGGTACAACTCATAAAAGTTTAACAGTTGTATCAAGAAGTTTAAGTGGAACTCCGTACATGACCGGGTCCACATATGAATTATCAACAAAAATTACAGGACTATTTAGTCCAATGTATGTCGCATCAACAACTTTAGTTGATATGACAGCTGGTTCAGTTGGTGTTGGTAGTGCTACTTTAACGGGAGATACAATATCAACAAGTGGTGGAACCATACAAACAAGTGGTAAAGTTTTTCAAAGTGATGGAACAACGGCTGTTAATAGTGGAGTTCCAAGACACGATGATATTGCTATAGTTACCGCTTCAATAGTATACGATGGTGGTAGTAGTACAAACATACAACAAACTGGTACAAGTGATAGTTCGTTTACTATTGCTACTAAAGCTAGAAATAGAAATAATAGTCAATCTACATTAGATACACAAACTATAAACTATCACACACAAGGTACATTTGGTCAACCGACATCAAGTGGTAGTCTAGCAATATACGATAGATCACAAGGATATGATGGTAATAGTTTACAAGATACAACCGAAACATTTAGTGGTGAAGATTTTAGAATTAAATTAAATAACAATGTTACTTCTTATAGTGGTGATTCTTTTGATACGACATATAATGTTTCTAGGGATTCTAGCAGAGTTGTAGGTGAAAATGATTTACAAGTGAAACCAGGATTTTTAGTAGATCCCGGTGGTAGTTACAGATATTGGTATCCAAATAATTATGGTAGTGGTTCTTACAAATATTATATAAGACGATTCCAAAAAACGAGTGGTAACAAAACAAGCATGACTGTAAATCTAAGCAGTAAAACATTAGTAAATTGGAACTCTACTTCTGACGGTGTTGCATGTGCATTAATATTTAAAAGTGGTACAAGTGCTGGTGGTAACACGAGTATAACAACTTGTAGATTATATGACCCAAGTGCAACAACAAGTAATTTGATTGAGAGTGGAATCAGTACAGATTTTCACAAAAATCCATTCTCAAGCAACATAGATTTATATGGAAACACAGGTGGTAGTGTTTCAACTGGAACATATACTGTACCAATAAGAAACGCTGATGGTATGTTTTTAGATTCAACAGACGATGAACTTTATGTATTAGTGAGATATAAAGGTGACCCATCACCAGTAACAACGATAACTTTGGGGTATAGCTAATGGCGATTAATCAAACTAAAAAATCAAATAGATTACTTGCGAGTAGAAGATTTACGAGTGAAGATTTAAATACTTCACAAGAAGCTTTTCAGTCCGTATTAGATATACAAGCGAATGAAGTCTATACTGATGCTAATTTAATACCAACAAGTTCATTACCATTTAGTGGTAGTTCTCAACAAGGTAGTATTCATCAAAGTGGTGATAAAAACATTCTTAAATACTATTACAGACAACGATTAACGAGGTCAAATGTAGCTAATGATGTATTTTTCTTTATGAATCCTACTGGTAGTTCATCTGGTGTTACACCACAGTTGATACAAGATGACCAACAAACTAATTTTGTATCATCAAAGTATACAATATCATCATTAGCTAATGCAAACACAGAAGACTCAACACCAGGATATAATGTAAAAATATTTAAATCAACATCTCTAAACAGTGGTTCTTTAGGTAGTGGTGATGTAATATCATCAAACGATTATCAGTTTGATTATAAAACAGGTGTATTACAGTTTGAAACAGCATTAGCTTCAAATCTTGAAGTTTATATGACAGCATATCAATATGTTGGTAGAACTTTAGCAGATGGTGTTACATCAACAGGTACTGGTTCTTTTGGTAGTTTAGATGTAAGTGGTAATATAACACCCGGTACAGATGATACATATGATATAGGTGTTAGTGGTTTAGAATGGAGAGATTTATTTATTGATGGTACAGCAAATATAGATACATTATCACTAACTGACGGGTTTACTTATGGTGGTGTTACTTTAAATGAAAACAGCAACGCATTATCAGTAACTGGTTCAAAGTTTGATTTTAAATCTACTGATGGTTCAGATTTATTTACACTTTATAATAATAGTGATGAATTAGTATTTCAATTAGATGATAAAGTGGTAGTAGTAGGAGCAAGAACAACAACACCAAGTGCAGTAGCGGGGGGTTTGTTCTATAGTGGTTCTGATGCTTGGTATTTAGGCTTTGAAGGTAGTGGATTACCTTAAAATTTTTTAATATAATATTTATTGATGACAAATAATGTCAATTTAGGAGAATAGTAATGGCTCAATGGAGAAAAGTGATTGTTTCTGGTAGTAATGCAGAACTCAATCATATATCAGCAAGTGGGAATTTCGTTCCCGTAACAACAGACGGCGGTGCACTAGGTAGTGCTGGTCTAAACTGGAGTGATCTCTTTTTAGATAGTGGAGCCGTTGTAAACTTTGATAATGGTGATGTAACATTAACACATTCAGCAAATGCACTTACCGTTGGTGGTGGAGATGTATTGGTTGGTGATAATAATGTTTCAGGTTCTTCATCGTCTACAGGATCATTTGGATATATAAATATTCATGGAGATGCTGTAATAGGGGGTAATATTACTTTTGGTGATGCAGATACCGATAATATATCATTTAGTGGTGAAATAAGTTCATCTCTTATACCAGATGTAGACGATGCATTTGATTTAGGTTCTGCAACAAAAGCTTGGAAAGATTTATATTTAGAAGGTGATATAACCTTAACAGATGCTGGTAGTGTAAAGGCAACAGCAGGAAATTTAACAGTAGATTCAGAAGCAGCCACTTTAGTATTAGACGGACACACAGGAGTAGATATTGACGCAACAAATAGTGGTAAAGTGTCTATTGATGGTGCAGGTGGTATTGATATTGGCGTAGCTTCAGATGTAGCTATTGACATTGATTCTTCTACATTAGATATAGATGCAAGTTCTACTATACA